TTCTACAACAGAAAACACTCAATATGATATAACTGCCACTGGAATTAGTGGTGGTAAAATTGTAGATACTTCCTATACATTTGGAGCAAATCAATCTTCTGGTTCTCTTACAGTTAGACAAGATTATAATTGGGCACTTCAACTAGGAACTACTCAAGCAGGAGTCAGTGATATTTTTACAGTTGCAGCAAGAACTATTAGTGGAACTGGAGATATTATCGGTTCTATTGGTTATTATGATTTAACATAGGAGATTTATTATGAGTGATGTATATCTTGGTAATCCACTTCTTAAGAAGGCTAATACTCCTATTGAGTTTACTCAGGATCAGATTCTTGAGTTTGTAAAGTGTAAGGAAGATCCTGTTTACTTTGCAAAGAACTATGTGAAGATTGTTACTCTTGATAAGGGACTACAACCTTTTCAGATGTATCCCTTCCAGGAGAAGTTGGTTAATAACTTCCACAATCACAGATTTAATATCTGTAAGATGCCACGACAGACTGGTAAATCAACCACTGTAGTGTCCTTCCTGCTCCACTATGCCGTCTTTAATGATAATGTTAACATAGGTATCCTTGCAAACAAAGCAGCAACTGCAAGGGAACTCCTAGACAGGTTACAGACGGCTTATGAGAACCTTCCTAAGTGGATGCAGCAGGGCATTATCTCTTGGAATAAAGGTTCTCTAGAATTAGAGAATGGTTCCAAGATTCTGGCTGCCTCTACATCAGCATCTGCTGTCCGAGGCATGTCATTCAACATCCTGTTCTTGGACGAATTTGCGTTCGTTCCAAACCATATTGCAGATTCCTTCTTTGCATCTGTTTATCCTACTATTACTTCTGGTAAGAGCACGAAAGTAATTATCGTTTCTACTCCACACGGTATGAATCATTTCTACCGTATGTGGCATGATGCTGAAAAGAAGAAGAATGAATATATTCCAACTGATGTTCACTGGAGTGAGGTTCCTGGTAGAGATGATGCATGGAAAGCTCAAACAATTGCAAACACATCCGAACAACAGTTTAAGGTTGAGTTTGAGTGCGAGTTCTTAGGATCTGTTGACACTCTGATTGCTCCCAGCAAACTTAAGAGTTTAGTTTATGACCATCCACTCAAGAGAAGTGCTGGTTTAGATGTTTATGAGGATGTGAAAGAAAATCATGATTATGTAATTACCGTTGACGTTGCTCGTGGAGTTGGAAATGATTACTCAGCATTTACAGTCATAGATATCACAACATTTCCTCATAAGGTAGTAGCAAAGTATCGGAATAACGAAATTAAACCGATGCTATTCCCAAGTATTATTGTGGATGTGGCAAAAAATTATAATGATTCCTATATCTTATGTGAAGTAAATGATGTTGGAGATCAAGTAGCAAGTATTGTTCATTATGACTTAGAATACAATAACCTCCTCATGTGTTCGATGCGTGGTAGAGCAGGACAGATTGTTGGACAGGGATTCTCAGGAAAGAAAACTCAACTTGGAGTAAAGATGTCCAAGACTGTTAAGAAGGTTGGATGTTTAAACCTCAAGACGATGATTGAGGAAAACAAACTTCTTATTAATGATTATGAGATCATCGCAGAACTTACAACATTCATTCAGAAGCATAACTCATTTGAAGCAGAAGAAGGATGTAATGATGACTTGGCTATGTGCTTGGTAATCTATGCTTGGTTAGTTGCACAAGATTACTTTAAAGAACTTACTGATCAGGATGTTCGTAAGAGAATCTATGAGGAACAGAAAAATCAAATCGAACAAGATATGGCACCTTTTGGATTTATCGTTGATGGATTGGATGGTAACAGTTTTGTAGATTCTGAAGGAGATCGTTGGTATGCAGATGAATATGGCGATAGATCTTATATGTGGGAGTATCTATCCTGATGGACATAGACGGCCAGATTAGACTAGGACATCTATTGCTGAATGATAGGAAGTGCAGAGTATGTGGAGAGGTAAAGAATCTTATTGATGGATTTTATAGAACAAGAAAGGATAGGGGTCCAGTTCCATCTTCATATTCTTATGAATGTAAAGAGTGTACGATTAAAAGAATAATCACTAGCAGAATGACATCAAGAGTCTTGGATAAATGGGAATATCCCGATTGGTAGTTGTTCATACACCATTTCCCCATTCAAAAAGTCCATTTTCATAAATATTTTCAGATAAACTGAAGTATCAGGAGAAAAACATGGCGACTCCTCAATTATCTCCAGGCGTACTCGTCAGAGAGGTTGACTTAACTGTAGGAAGAGCTGATAATGTTTTAGATAATATTGGAGCAATTGCGGGTCCTTTCTCGATTGGTCCAGTTGATGACCCAATTGACGTTACCACAGAACAAGAACTTATCAACGTATTCGGTAAACCACTGTCTACTGATGGACAGTATGAGTACTGGATGAGTGCATCATCATTCCTTTCATATGGTGGTGTTCTTAAGGTTGTAAGAACCGATGGTACAACTCTTAACAACGCAAACGCAGGTGTTGGTTTTGCATATACAACCACACTGAAGATCAAGAACTTTGATGATTATCAGGCAAACTATGCTGATGACATCGCAGATTATGTATTTGCTGCTAAGAACCCAGGTTCTTGGGCAAACAACCTTAAGATCTGCATGATTGACGACAAAGCAGATCAAACTATCGGAATCACAACTACAGATCCTGCTGCTGCTGGAGCAGTTATTGGATATGGTGTTACAACTCCTTTGGTAAATGCAGTTATCCCTGGTGTTGGATCAACTACAGGATTTAATGGATACATCAAGGGTATCATCACTGGTGTTTCTACTGCTTCAACAACTGGCAGCAGCACGATTGATGTTAAGATTGTATCGAGAGTTTCGACTGCAACCACCGATAATGGCACTGAGTATCCTATTTCCTATGCCCAAGGAAATCAAAATGCTTCATTCCAAGCATCGGATTCAATCACTTTCTACAATAACTCAGGTATTGCAACTGGAAACGGCACGGTTTCGGCAGTAACTACAGTAGCAGATTGGTACGATTCACAAACTCTGAATCTGACAAATACCACAATCTTCTGGAGTTCAATTGCACCTAAGCCTATCAGCAACGGATATGTTCTCGATAGACAAGGTAAGAACGATGCTCTGCACGTAGTTGTTGTCGATGACACTGGATCCGTAACTGGAATTCAAGGTAATCTTTTAGAGAAGCACCTGAATCTTTCCAAGTCAACTGACGCAGTTTCTGCAGTTAATGCTCCACAGAAAACTTTCTGGAAAGATTACCTGGCACTCTTCTCATCTTATGTTTATGTTGGAGACAATCCTTCAACTGGAAATGATACTTATCACGGAACCACTCCACTAGCAACCGGATTCTCTTCAGGTTTCACTAAAGTAACTGAAGGTGCGGGTCAGTGGAATCAACTTGCTCAGGGAGTTACATTCAGTGCATTAGGAAATGTAACCTATGCTCTTGGTGGTGGTGTTGATTACTCGGCATCAAATGGAATGACTGCAACTCTTGGTAATCTCTTCACATCATACAATCTCTTCTCAAATAAAGATGAGATTGCTGTTGATTACTTGATCATGGGTCCTGGAATGGGCAATAAATTTGAGTCGCAGGCAAAAGCAAATCAACTCATTTCTATTGCAAATAATAGAAAGGATTGTATTGCAGTTATCTCTCCACACAGAGCAGATCTGATTCAAGGAGATGGTGGTCCTATCACCAATACTGATACTCAAACTGATAACGTAATTCAGTTCTTCGCACCACTTCAATCTTCATCTTATGCAATCTTCGATAGTGGTTACAAGTACACCTACGACAGATTTAACAACAAGTTCCGTTACATCCCATGTAATGCGGACGTTGCAGGTCTGTGTGTAAGAACTTCAATCTTCGCATATCCTTGGTTCTCACCTGCTGGTCAGCAAAGAGGTATCCTGAATAATGCAATCAAACTTGCATATAATCCAAATAAGGCACAAAGAGATCAACTTTATCCAGTAAGAATTAACTCGATTGTTAACCAACCTGGAATTGGTATTCTTCTCTTTGGTGATAAGACTGCTCTTGGATATGCATCCGCATTCGATAGAATCAACGTTCGTCGTCTGTTCCTGACTGTTGAGCAAGCACTTCAGAAGTCAGCAGAAGCACAACTCTTCGAACTGAACGATCAAATCACGAGAGCAAACTTTGTTAATATTGTTGAACCATATCTCCGTGATGTTCAGGCAAAGAGAGGTATCTATGGATTCCTGGTAATTTGTGATGAAACAAATAACACTCCTGACGTAATTGATAATAATGAGTTCAGAGCTGACATCTTCCTGAAACCAGCTAAGTCCATTAACTACGTCACACTTACCTTCGTTGCCACCAGAACTGGTGTAAGTTTCGAAGAAGTTGCTGGTAGAGTTTGATTTTAGATTATAAATTACTAAAGGAGGAACCTAAAAATGGCACAAATTCCAACAAGAGGCATTTCACAATTTAAATCAAAACTGATTGGTGGTGGTGCTCGTCCTAATCTGTTTGAAGTTGATGTTACCTTTCCAGCAGGAGTAAGTCTTGGTGTTCAGGGTGACGGAACTGGGCAGTTTGATAAAGAGAACTTCCGTTTTCTTTGCAAGTCTGCTGCACTTCCAGCATCGAACGTTGCATCAATCGACGTTCCTTTCAGAGGTCGTACTCTGAAAGTTGCTGGAGACAGAACCTTTGATGTATGGACCGTAACCATTATCAACGATGAAAACTTCTCACACAGAAGAGCATTTGAAGCATGGATGCAAAACCTTGCTCAGTATGGTGATCATTCGGGTCTCGTAAACCCTGCAGACTATATGGGTCAAGCAATTGTTTATCAACTTGGCAGAAGCCCATCAAACACTCAGGGTAACAACACAACTGGTGACAACGCAAATATTCTGGCACAATATCGTTTCATCGATATCTTTCCAACTGCGGTTTCTGCTATTGATCTCTCATACGATTCTTCAGACACAATTGAAGAATTTACTGTTGACTTCCAAGTTCAGTACTACTTCCCAGAAGCACCTGGAACTGGAGCATAATAAATAGATCATAAGTAGATAGCAACTTTAATAATGGCAAAATTGTTTGGATTCTCTATTGAGGATAACGAACCACTATCACCAAGTACAGTCAGTCCCGTTCCTCCAAATAATGAGGATGGGACTGACCACTACCTGAGTAGTGGTTTTTTTGGTTCTTATGTCGATATTGAAGGAGTTTATAGAACTGAGTTTGATCTCATCAAACGATATCGTGAAATGGCACTTCACCCAGAGTGTGATAGTGCTATTGAAGATATTGTAAATGAGGCAATTGTATCAGATACAAATGATAGTCCGGTTCAGATTGATTTAGATAATCTGAACGCAAGTGACGGTATTAAGAAAAAAATCAGGGATGAGTTTAAGTATATTTTAGAACTGTTAGATTTTGATAAAAAGTCTCACGAAATCTATAGAAATTGGTACGTTGATGGTCGTCTTTACTATCATAAAGTAATTGACTTAAAAAATCCACACGAAGGTATCCAAGAACTTCGTTATATCGACGCACTCAAGATGCGTTACGTAAGGCAAAATAAGAAAACAAAAAATGACGATCGTACATTCGCAAGGATGAGATCTGATAATCCTATGGATTATGAGTTCCCCGAGATCGAAGAGTATTTTGTTTATAGTCCAAAGACATCATATCCCACACAGAATCCAACTGCATCTGGTGCAAATAATGGAATCAAAATGTCAAGAGATTCCATCACCTACTGCACTTCAGGTCTTGTAGATAGAAACAAAGGATCAACACTTTCTTATCTTCATAAAGCAATCAAGTCTCTCAATCAACTAAGAATGATTGAAGACTCACTGGTTATCTACCGTTTATCCCGTGCTCCAGAAAGAAGAATTTTCTATATTGATGTAGGCAATCTTCCTAAGGTAAAGGCAGAGCAATATCTTCGTGATGTTATGATGCGTTATCGTAATAAACTTGTTTATGATGCATCAACTGGAGAAATCCGTGATGATAAAAAGTATATGAGTATGCTTGAAGATTTCTGGCTTCCTCGTCGTGAAGGTGGTAGAGGAACTGAAATCTCTACTCTTCCTGGTGGTCAAAATCTTGGAGAAATCACGGACATTAAATATTTCCAAGAAAAACTCTACAAGTCTCTGAATGTTCCCCCAACCAGAGTTGGTGGAGATGGTGGATTTAATCTTGGACGTTCATCGGAAATCTTAAGAGACGAACTTAAGTTCAGTAAGTTTGTTGGACGTTTAAGAAAGAGATTCTCAAATATGTTTAGTGATATGTTGAGAACGCAATTGATTCTCAAAAACATTATCACTCCAGAAGACTGGGAGATCATGAATGAGCACATTCAATACGACTTCCTTTATGATAACCATTTTGCAGAACTCAAAGATGCTGAACTCTTAAATGAAAGATTGAGTCTTGCAGCAACTGCAGAACCTTATGTTGGAAGATATTTCTCTCAAGATTATCTTAGAAGAAAAGTTCTTCGTCAAACTGATCAAGAAATTGTTGAACAGGATATGTTAATAA